TTTTTAAAAATTGTTCTTCGTTGTCATATAAAAAAGTATAATCTCCCTCTTTGATTATTTTTTGTAAGAGAAAATTATCAAACGTGTCAAAAACATTAACAACCAATGTATTTGAATCTAAATCTTGATTTAACGTTTCCCCTGTAATAGTATTTTCGGTAATAATATTACTTAACTTATCATTTATGGGGTTTATTATTTGAATTGATTCTATATTCATTAGTTTTTATCTCTAAATAATCTCATTTTACCTATTGATGTTGGTATAAGTTCTCTTAAATCTGCAGTTGTTGCGGTAGTGCTGGTTGATGCTAATATTTGCATCTCACCATACCACGTATTAGTTTGACTGTCCCGTGATAATCCAGCATTCGTATAGGCGTCTTCTGACTTATAATTTAATGAAATTCTAGTTGATTTTGTTTCACCAGCACCTATACTACTTAAAAGGGCATCTAATAACGGAAACTCGTCAAATTTATAAGCGTTTGTAAACATAAATCCATCATTAGTGTTAACACCAAATCGTTTACCCGTGTACGATGGACTGCGGTTTCCTGCCAAATAACCATCATCATCATTCAACCAAGTCTCTTGTTTTATAAAATAGATTCGGTCTTCTCCTATGTTTTTAAATTCAATACTAAACGGTGATTTAATATCAGACTCAAAAAATCCAGCATTTTCATCTGTGTGATTTATGTTAAATTCATATATGTCACTTGGTGCTGTGTCCACGAGTACATACAATTCAGTATCTGCAATTTTCACATAACCTTGTGCTTCTAATTGTGTTCGTCTAGCAGCTTGTTGTTCTGATGATAATAATGAATCAATTAAACTTGAAATATCATCAAAACCTAAATTTGCAAGTTCTTCATCTAACCTAGTTCCACTAAAATCAGCAATTTGAGCTAACTGTCTTTGTAATTCTTCAATAGTTATATCTCTATCAAATAATTGACTTCGTAAAAATTCAACTAATTCATTTGATGAAAGTTGTGCTCTTCTCAATGATGATGGGAATATATCATAAACTTTTTTTATGTTGTTTATGTCATATATATTTTCTGTTATAGGTTTAAATGGATTATACATTATTCAACTAATTTAAATACAAAGTTTTTATCTATTAACTGATAATTACCTGTTCCGTCATCAATCTTAAACAGGATTCTATAATATCGTTCTGCTTCCCAACCCTTAAAGTTTTGATTAAAATAATTACCATTACTGTCAATACTAATAATTGAGGTTGACCCAAATGGTACAATTACATCATTGGTTACATTATCAACAATAGAATACATAGAACCTGTCGGTAAATACCCTGTGGTAGAATATACCGAACCTGTACTGTACGTTAAGGTAGGAAACATATCTCTTACGTGTAGTCTAAACTTATATTGGTTTTCTACTTTATATTCTTTTCTTAAACTTTTTATTGTGAGAAATGTATCTTCATCTGTGATTTGTGTAAGAGAACCTGATACTAAAGATTTATCATCCCACTCTACCCGTAACTTAGGACGGTAGATAGTGTTTGTTTCGGAACTAAAAAAGTTCATTTCACCATAATTCGTTGTATCGTTTTCTAACGTATTAGGAAACTTAATCACAAAACCATAATTTTCAAATGTACCATCAAGGTATGAGTTTACAATATCAGTTACATTAAAACTAACATCTGTTCTTTGTGTGTCAAATGATAAACTTGATGTGGTTGTGGTAATAAAATCACCACCCTCAGTATCCCAAGAAGAACCACTTAATTCGTTTCTCCACGTATATGAAACACCTGTTGTTGTTTTTGGATTATCTTGTCGTTTACCTAGACCCATCTCCCAACTTTGTGAAATAGGTGCACATTCTAATGTAAAACTAGAAGCTAATTCTTTTAATGACGTGGTTGTTAAGTCTAGTGAATATGTAGGGTTTGTAATTGTACCGGCAACAACGGAATTGGAAACATCTGTCAAATCAAACTGTATCAACACTCTTGAAAACTTATCAATAGTATCTGTTTTATACTTAAATAAATCCAATATTTGGTCTATACCTGTATTCTGATTCTTAAAGTCAGTATAGATTGAAGTGTCTTTAGAACTTGTTACAAAATATCTCATTCTACTTTTCCTCTAATATCTTGGTTTGGGTATTTAATCTCAAACACAGATGGTTCCACCGATGGATACACTATTTTGTTTTTAATTGCGTTAGAGATTGGATAGTATTTATTAGAATAACTACCTTCCGTAATATTTCGTAACTGAACTGAATTAACAGTCCGTACACCATCAACATTTGCAATTTGTAATTCTAAATCAGAAAGATATATTGGTTGGTTAAAGTCTTGGTTGTTTGTATTAAAGAAGTCTTTTACAATTTCAATACATTGTAACAATACTTCATTTTTATTATATCCCTTAAATACAGACACGCTGAAATCAACACCTATATTTACAACATACCCGTCTAACAAATTAACACCATCTGTTAGTAGTCTGAATTCTTCTAGGTACGTTGATAGGTTTTTCTTAGTCTGTGTGTTTAGTGTTGTAAGTTTTCCGTTGCTATCATACCCCAACAGGTATAAATCAATTGTTGAGTTGGGTGATGATTGTACGACACCTTGTTTATGTTTTTGTGCGTATACTTTGGAGATACTACCGAACTTTGTAGGCATTGACAACACTCTAGCTTTATAATCACTTGATGTCACACATCTTTTTTGTGATGAAAAGAATTGTAATGCATTTTGTCTAATCTCATCTATTGTTGGTAACCCCTTTCCACCGCTTGCTGAACTTACATTAGTGGTACTTAATGTAGTTTTTATTTGATTGAGTGTGGATATATTACCACTAAACGAAGTAGTATCATTTTCAAAAACAACTTCATTTAGGTTAGTCAAATCGTTTTGTGGTACGTTTGTTTCTACACCACCACCTGTTGTATATTTGATAGTAAGTGTGGTATTAGATGGAACCTTACCATATGTTTTAGATGTGGTAAACGATGTTGGGTCTAGTGCTAATTCTGTTGAGTTAGTATTGTTTTTAATTTGTTCTATCGCAGATATTACTTCGGTATCTTCACTATCAGTTGTACCACTACCGAATTGTATTTCTAATTTTAGATTTTTATTTACCCGTGTGATAAATCGTCTTGGTACTTTCAATAGTTTGGTCTGAAAGAATGGTTGTTCTGTTCTAGTACTTACTCGGTCTCCTGTTATGATACTGTCTTGTGCCAGGTAATCAACTTCATAGTAAGTATTCCCATCCGAATCTTGAACCGATAATACCTCAATTACATCATCTTCAGGTAATTCAATTGTATAAAACTGTTGTGGGTCTCCGACGGGAATCTGTAATGTCTTTTCTGTCCCAGCAACAATAGGTACTTCTTTATTGTATTCAATCAACCAAAACGTTGTACTTCCTGCTTCTTGTTGGAATGATGTAATAAATTTACTATCTGTTCCCAAGTTAGACATTTCAGAAAAGTAAATTGGTTCTAGTGTTCTAAATACTACATCAGAGTTTAATTCAGAACTTACTTTCATACCTGATGCTACTTTAAGAGCGTAGGTGAAGTCGGGGTTACCTGAACCATCATCAGGTAATAATTGATATACTTTAATAGACCCAACAGCACCACTAGACAATGGAACTTTATACCCCAATGACTGTGCAAGTGATATAATATTCTTTGGTTCAGATGCGTGAGTTAATAAGTTTTCTTTAAAGTTGTAATCAATGTTATATGATAATACATCTCCTGCATATGCAACCAATTCAATAAACATATTACCAACACTTGTATCAGTAAAGTCATTGTATGTGTTAGGGAAGTATGTTTTAGCAAACTCTATCAAACGTGCTCTATATGAACTAAAATCTTTTGCTAGAAGATTCACATCCTTAGTTTTTTTACTATAATCTTTATTTATTGAATTAATTGCCACGCTAGTTTCCTATTTTTAAATCAAAACTTACTCTATCTAATAAGTTAGGATACTGTGTTAGAGAAAAAGTAATTGTAAAGTTTATTCTATTATCATCATTTATATTTTCAAATATAAAATCATTAATAATAAGAGATGGAAATTTATCTAATATTATATCTCTAACAGTTTCTTCTACTTTTATTTTTGTTATTTCAGTATCTTGTTCAAAAACAAATCGTCTTAGATTATTACCAAATGTTGGATTGAGTGGTCGTTCTCCAAAATTAGTTAGTAATGTATTCTTTAGATTAGACTTAATTGCTTCTTGGGTAGTAAAGGTTTGTTGAAAACCTCCTTGTCTACCTCTCCGTATTGGTAAGTCTATTCCTATTGGTTTCATTATCTAAAGCCACCACGTTGTTTTGCCAACTTATCCATTTTCTTAAACCTATCACCAAGATTACTATTCATTGCGTTCAATACACCTGCGACTGCAGGATTGGTTGTATCAACAGGTTTACCTTCCATACCTGTAATTGGTGTGTTTTGTGATGGGTAATTGGGTATTCCTGTCTGAGTTGTATAGTTCATACTTCTATACTCACTCATTGGTTCTCCACCCACTAATGCTTTAATACTTTCCATCACATTACCTTTTTCTAGTGATACCTTCTTAGGTTCA